ACGAGATCAGCCTCGGTCTCGTGGGCTCGGAGATGTGTATAAGAGACAGGGACTAGGTGTTCGGTCAAAAAGAAAGCCCAAACAAAGCTCGCATTCTTTGTCTAGGCTTCTTATAGGAGTTACTGCTAACACTTCTAGTTAGTATTAAAGTGGAACATCAAAATCAAAATCGGGTTCTAATTCTACTGGTTCCCTATTAGCTCTATTTTTTTCAAGTCTATCAAACAATTCCTGTTGTTTCCTAGCGAACTCAGGGTCTAATACCTTACGAAACTCATTCACCTTATCATCATCCAAGTCTATCTCATAATCTGCTACAAGTTGCCCCTTCGTGTAGATGTGTGTATATCGATCTCCAGGTGAAATATTATCTTCATAGACAGAAGCAATATAACCATCAAAGGCTTTGGTAGCATTTTGTAGAAAACCAGAGAAGGACTTGATTGAATATCCTGAAATTTTAAGGATAGAGCCAGAAAGCTTTATAGCGTAGTCGCTTATATGCTTTTCAAACTCTTCTTTATTGTTCAGAACATAGTTGTAAGCCTTGGTCAAGTTGTCAAAGTTTGCGTAGACATTTGCGTCAACATAAAAACCCATATTATTTCTCCTTATTGTATTTCAAATCGATTATAGCGCAACGACACTATGGTTTTGCGCATAGTTTTTCCATTCCCTTTTAGAACCTATAAACAACTTCTCTTCTCCTTCATCATCTTCAATAAGTTGAATGACTACCTCATTCATGTCCTCATCATAAGCGATAACCTTAGTGTCTCTTTCAATGATTTTCATATTAAACTCCTGATATAGCTGCCTACTAAACCGTGGTAACTGGTTGGTACAGCTATTTATATTGAATGTGGAACCCTTACACCGGTTAAGATGTAAGGGTTTAGGAACCTTTTTTTAATTACTCTTTATCAACGTTTTCGGAACCGATGTGGTCGAGTTCACCGTAACGAACCTCAAAGTTTTCTTTTGAGTAGTACCAGTTTCCCGTCTCTTCGTTGTAGAGAGGCTTAAGAAGGGTGGTTGAGTACTCGCCTTCCATATTGGGGTCGATCGCGGCGATATCCGCCATGATATCTTCGAAGTTGTCTTCTACAAGATTCATGGTAGCAGAGATCGAGTTGTTCTTCCTAACATACCTGGGCTTGGGTACATCTGCGAACCTAACAGTCAGGTCGTTAACAGTGAGAGTTCCTGGCTCACACGGTTGCTTGAGAAGGTTCTCAATCTGGTTGAGGGTATCGCTGTCGGCGATAACATTGAAAGAGTCAGTGAAAGTTGCATTTGCGTTCATAGGTATTCCTCCTGTATGAACTTAGAGAGATTTTTAGACTTTTTTTAAAAGTCTTTTAAAAGAGATCAACGATCCCTATACAAGCCAATATAAAAGCCCGAAGAGAAAAGTTTGGTGGGAAGTGAAAATATGTTGTGACGATCTAACTCGTTGATATAGTAGGAGTTAGGTGTAGATTTGTTGGTTGGTCTGGTTGAATAGTTCACGCATATAATATCCAAAGATGCAGACGAAAGTAAAAAAAATTCGTATCGCGGAGAACGATTTCTGAGGGCTAAAAGACCATAACAACTACACGGCTGTATAGTATCTGACTAATTCTATATGGCAGATAGAAGTATATACGAAAATGCACATTGGAAGAAGTTTAGGAAGGGTTTACTAGAGGATAAGGACTGTAGCTGCTTCCTCTGTAAGAAGCGGAAATGGAAGTGGTTGGTTAGAAAGAAGGAATGGAAGTCTGTAGGAAGGTTCGAGGTACACCATCTCAACTATGAACATATAGGCTATGAGACAGAAGGTGATTGCCGAGTGCTATGCCATAGTTGTCATCAGTTAATAACCGACATTCAACATCGCCGATCTGATTCTTCATTTATATCTGAACTTCAAGCCGTCATCACTAACTACTTAGAGAGGAATCAAGATGGCGGTTATGTATCTATGTAAGGCGACAGGCTGCGACAACCTTGTTGAGAAGAGAGGCTATTGCAGTATCCATGCTCATCTACAAAGAGAAGATGATGAACGGAAGTTGAAGTGGAGCAGGATATCAAATGCGCCGAGACCTGAATATGCGGAACTTTATAATAGTTATAGATGGAAGAAATGTAGAAAAGAATTTTTAGAAGATTATCCGATTTGCTTTGTTTGTGGTGGACGATCTGAAGTTGTTGATCACGCTATTCCACATAGAGGCAACGAAGAGCTTTTCTATGACAGGGAAAATTGGCAAGCGCTGTGCTCTGAATGCCACAATAAGAAAACTAGGAAAGAGGTATCTGCTAGAGCACACAAGAAGGTAATTAATGATAGGAATATATAAAATCACAAACAAGATCAATGGTAAGGTTTATATAGGACAAAGTATAGATATAGAAGAGCGTTTCCAGAAACACAAACAACACGAATATAATATTCATTTAGCTTTGGCATATAAAGATTATGGACTTCAAAACTTTTCTTTTGAAGTAATAAAGGAAATTAAGAATAGTCCTTTAGCAAATCTATTTCTAAATGTTTATGAAGTTAAATATATAAACGAGTATAACTCTACAAATAAAAATAAAGGTTACAACATTACTAAAGGTGGATCTGATTGTCCGGGAATCCCAGGTACATCGGTTGTATGCACTGAAACAGGTGAAGTCTTTGAGAAGATTATACATGCAAGGCATCTTGCTGATCCGAGAGCGATTAGGAAGGTATTAAATGGGAATCAAGTAACGGCTGGCGGGTATCATTGGAAGAAGATTAAGAAAGAGTATCATAACCATTACAAGGTAACGAATAGAAGTTTCGGCAAAAGAATTCAATGTATTGAGTCAGGCAAAATATATGAAAATTGTAGAAGTATAAAACTAGGCATTCACCCAACAGGAATTTATAAAGCTGCAAAAGGGATTCAAGAGTCGGCTGGAGGATTTCATTGGCGATTTGTTGAGGAAATTCAATGAACCCGACCCCGGTTATGAAAAAAATAGTAATTCTTAAGTACAACATACCCCCACCTTCTTTTCACCCGATTTACAAAATCTATAAAAATCCAGGTCGAGGGAGTAAATATCTAATGTATGGAAATAATTATAGAAAAGGAAAATAAATGGGTTTGCATCCGACACCTACATCAGTATTAAAACTGAGAGGAACATATAACACAACGACACATAAAGAGAGGAAAGACGATCAGTTTCCTACAATTCAAACAGATAGTCCTCTTCCAACTCCTGCTTCTCTATCAGAGCATGGTGAACGAACTTGGGCAATGATTACAAGTAGACTTCTGGCAGCGAATGTCTTATCTGAAATCGATCTTCCAATATTAGAGCAAGCCTTAATACTACAAGACGAACTAGATGTATTAAAAGAAGAGATAGAACGCATACGAAAGAAAAAGAAAAAGGCTTCGCAAGACTATCAACGCTGGTACAAACTCAATTCGCAGTTCACAAGAACTTTAACTATCTACACTTCGATACTCGCTCGATTCGGATGTAGCCCAAGTGATAGGGCAAAAATATTGTCTACAGCAACCTTAGTACAGAATAGAACAGATAAAAAAGAGAAAGAAGAAAATCCAATACTAGCAATACTGGAGGACTCGGAGGATGAATAATGTCAAAAAAGTTATGGCAATATATAGAGGAAGTTAACAAACATAAAATAATAACTTGTAAAGCCGTACAACAATCAGTTAATCGATTTATAAATGATATTAAAAGAAGTAAAGTTGATTCTGAATTTGAATGGACCTTTAATGAAGCAGAAGGCGATAAGGTAATAAAGTTCATTGAAGCCCTTAAACACTATGAAGGCGTATTCGCTGGCAAGCCAATAATCCTAGAGCCTTGGCAACACTTCATTATATGTAACATTTATGGATGGGTAAAGAAAGACGATCCAACTGTTAAGAGATTCCGAAAGGCATTTATCTATACGGCAAGAAAGAATGGCAAGACACTTTTAATGTCTGCTCTAGCCTTGTATGGATTACTGACTGAACCTTCAGCACAAGTCTATAGTGCCGCCGTAAAAAGGGAGCAGGCTAGTATTGCTTTTAGAAACGTAAAGGAATTTGTTAGGCACAATCCGACCTTGCAGGAACTTATTAAGGTCTATCGTTATAGAATTGTTAGGGAAGAGACTGCTTCATTTTTTGAAGCGTTAGCTTCTGATGCAAAGTCATTGGATGGTCTGAACCCTTCTACTGCTATTATAGACGAGATTGCAGCACAAGGTAGTTCGGCTCTTATAGATGTTATTCAGTCAGGACAATATTCTAGAAAGAATCCTTTGCTACTTGAGATAACGACTGCCTCTCACAATATGCAATCGGTTGGTTACTTAGAGTACGAAGCTGCCAAAAAGATTCTACAAGGTATTACTAAAGACGAAAGATTCTTCACAATCATCTTTGAACTTGATGAGAATGATAATTGGAGAAACGAAAAGACTTATATCAAGGCAAACCCGAATCTAAATATCACTGTACCGCTTGAAGCCTTAATGCAAGCTAGAGATGAAGCGGTTAGGGTTTCCTATAAAGAAACTGAGTTTAGGTGTAAGAACCTTAACCAATGGATGAATGCAAACCATACTTGGATATCAGATCAAGTTTGGCAAAAGAACCTTCAGACTGATTCATATGAAGAGAGGCTAGGGGAGTTCCTTTGTGTAGGAGCAGTAGACCTTTCTAAAAGAAACGACATAACCGCCTATACCAAGTATTTCTATTGCCTAGAAGATGATAAGTACATTGCTAGACATAAATTCTACATTCCTGAAGAACAGATTGATTCCAAGATGCGAAGTGACTCTATGCAAATCCGTAAATGGATTGAGCTAGGCTACATTACAGCAGTTCCAGGTGAAACGATTGATTACCAATATCTCTATGATGACATCAAAGCAGACTTGAATAGGTATCACTTACAAGAGTTTGCTTTTGATAAATGGAACGCAGCTGACCTTGAAAGACAGATTGGGCCTTTAACTACTCTGGTAGAATTTCCGCAGAGCATGAAGAACATGAGTGGCCCTGCTAAAGACTTTGAAGCAACGATACTAAAAGGAAAAATCGTAGACAACAATCCTGTAGTTAGATGGATGAACTCTTGCACAGTTATCTATATCGATCCTTCCGGAAATATTAAACCACGAAAAGACGGCGATCCTGCATCCAGTTCAAGAATAGACGGAATCATCACAAGCATAATGGCCTTGGCAAGACTTCAATACAACATTGAAAACAATCCTATAGATAACAGAACTCCTGAAGAGATAGAAGCTGAGATGGAAAAGTTAATGGCAGAAATCGAATATTAAAAGAAACGTACTAATTACTTATAAGCAGGGGACAAACAGTAGCTTCCTCCCTACTGCCCCTGCTTTTTATTGAAAATATAGAGGTTAAAAATAATGGGAATATTTGATAATATCTTTCGCAGAGAAAGTAAACAGCGATCCTTCTTTCCTGAAACTACAATCGGAAACTATCCTCTTACTTCTCTCTATACAGAAGATACAAATCCAACAGTCCAAGTTTGTGTAAATAAGATTGCTAATACTTTATCTCAGACGAAACTATCTTTATATGTAAGAAAGAAAGGTGGCGGTAGAGTCCCTGCTGTATTTCATCCTTTGTTTGAGGTAGTTAAGAATCCATCAATTGAAGAAACTTCTACCTTGTTTTATTCGACGTTCATTAAACATCTTCTGTTAAACGGCAACGCATATATTTATCTAGGTCGTTCTGAGAATGGTACCATCGTGTCATTCTCTTTAATTAAACCTGAGCTAGTTACAATTAAGCGAGATTCATCTTTCCGAAAGTATTTCACGATAGATGGTAAGAACTATTCTGAATACAACATCCTGCATATTCCATATCCTAATGGTTACGATGGAACTAAAGGCAAGTCTCCTATTGCAACTGCAAAAGAGTTAATCGATCTAGACAATGAACTTCTTACTTACATGAAGAAGTATTTCCAAAACAGTTTAGGTTCAAGGCTTGCATTAGAGATGGGGGAGAAGTGGAGTACTAATGAGCTTGACAAGCTTTATGCAAAGGTAACGCCAATTCTGAATAAGTATGTAGTTGGTGCAAACAATGCTGGCAAGATAATGATTCCCCCTCCTGACACAAAGTTTTCAAAGTTGGAACAGCCAAGTAACGTAGAAGCGGAACTTAATAGTTTGATTGAACGTGTAGAAAGGCTTATAGCACAGGCTTTTAGTGTACCTTACGATCTTATTACAGGCGAGAATAGATACAACTCATTAGAACTTAGGCAAGCTAACTTCCTTTCTGAATGTATAGCTCCATTAGGTAATCATATATGTGAGAGCTTTGCCAAACTATTGGATCCTACCGATACAGGAATCTACTTTGCATATGATTATAAGACTCTATTAATGACAGATACCAAAACCACAGTAGAGACTTTAACAAAAGAACTTGCTTGGGGACTTATTTCAATCAATGAGGCTCGCGGTAAGCTGGAAATGGATTCAATCGGTGAGGCTGGTGATTATCAATTCTTCGGAGCTGGTTACATTCCTGTTACAACTGACAACATAAATGCTTTCTTCGCTCAATCAAAATTACTTCTTCAGAATAAGACAACGCACTCTGGAGCCGGAGACGATAAAAAGTAAAAAAATCTAGGTAAAAAAATAACCTACTAATTTAAAAAGGACAAGCGAGTATGAAAAAAGTTCAATATATGACCTTGCGTTCAAACGTTCAATTACAAGAAGGAGAAGATGGAAAGCAAAGGCTTATCGGTCTTATTCCTTATAATAAACGTTCTGAGTTTATGGGATTCTACGAGTACATTCAGCCTACAGCTTTTAATAAAACACTAACTGATGGAGCTGACGTTAAAGCTCTTTGGAATCACGATACAGCAAAGGTATTAGGACGAGTAAAGAACGGTAGTTTAATTCTAAGAAGTCAAGATGATGGTTTATATTGTGAAGCAATTCTTCCTGATACGACTTATGCACGAGACGCTTTTAACCTTGTCAAAGATGGTTATGTCCAAACAATGAGTTTTGGTTTTACACCCATTCAAGAAAAAGTAGAAATTGAAAATGGAAATGAAGTTCGATATTTAACTGAAGTCAAGTTATCTGAGATTAGTTTTGGAGTCGCGTTCCCAGCCTATGAAGCAACGGATTCAGTTGCACGTTCCATAAGAGGGATTGATTTAGAAAAACTGTCCTCAGTATTAGAAAAAAATACATTCGAACAGAATGATTATGAAGATATAAAAACAACTATTAACGCATTAAACGATTTACTTCCAAAGGAGAATGTAAGGGAAGAACCGAAAGTAGAAAACACTTCAGCCGTTAAAGAAAACACTGATGTCGTAGCTCAGACGGAATTCTTAACAAAACTTTTGGAGGGGATAAATGAGTTAAAAAGTAAATAAAAAAGGAGAATTAAAAATTATGGAAAACGTAGATAAGTTGGTGGAGCAGGTTCTTGGTGAAGTCCGCTCTATGAAGGAAGAGGTAGCTGCTGAGAAGAGATCGCTTGAGGCGCAGAAGGCTACTTTCAATGCTCAGAATCCTGCAAATGCTCAGGTTCAGACTGTTACTGAATGGCGTGATATTGCCAATGCCATTCGTGAGAAGCGTGATATTAGCCTTTCCGGTACTGGAATGACTAATGTTGTTAATCAGATTGTTAAGGTAGCTGCTGCTAAGATGCCGTTGCTTGGAAAAGTAAGGGTGTTCAATGGCCGCGATGCTTCTACGAACATTCCTGTTTGGTCGCCTTCTCTTGCCGTCCCTTCCAATTTTGCAGAAGGAGCTACTAGCGTCGGTTCTGATTCGACCGCTGTTCTTGGTGTGACCTCTCTTACGCCTTATGCGTATATTAGCGTCCTCCCTGTTACGAACGAAGCTCTCTTGCTCACTGGTTCGAATCTTGAATCCGAACTCCCTGGCATTTTCGGTGAAGCTTTTGCAAAGGCTATGCACGCTGGTATCGTTACTGGTGGCGGAACTGGTCGTGATATGACTGGTATCTTTACTGCTAGTTCAATTCCGTCTGGCAATCTCATTGCTTGTGATGCTGCTGGCCTTCCTAAGATGGCTGATCTTGTTGAACTCGCTCTCAAGCTTCAGGATTTCTATGATGACGCAGTTATCGTAATGAATCCTGCTGTTTACGCGAATGTGATGGCAGATACAACTGTTGGAACCGATGTTTACAAGTCCGAGCTCGCTTCTAGAAAGTCAATCGAAGGTGTTCAGGTTGTTCTTACTTCCTATGCTCCTACTGATACGACTGCTGGAAAGGTTATTGCGGCTGGTGGAAAGTTTTCGGATTACGCTCTTGCTGTAGCATCTGCTCTTTCGATCGAGCCTATGAGGAAAGTTGGTGAGAACGTTACCTACTTCCAGGCTTGCGCCTATTTTAACGGCAAACCGATTCTCGGCGATAATTTCTTCGGTCTTAAAACTGTTAGTGCCGGCTGATTAATGTAAAAAAAGATATTTAAAAATGTAAAAGGGGAGAGCAATCTCCCCTTTCTTTTTATAGAGGTAGTTAATGTCTAAAAAGATAAAGCCAGAACAAAAGTTTATTGAAATTGAAATGTTAAAAACAAGGTTGTCAAAGTTCGGTACATTACGAGCAAATACAAAAGTAATGTTGCCCTATGATGAAGCTTCAAAACTCATTGAAGAAGGCTATGCAAAATTAAAAACTACTAATTACATATAGAGGTTCAAATAATGGCAATTATAAGCATAGATCAATTTAATGAATATTCAAACAACTACGAAGATGTTTTAGTCAAGGATATTTTCATTGATTCTGCTGAGTTGATGGTTAAAGAATATTTAGGATACGATCCAAGTATCAAAACTTACCATGAATATATTTCTGGAATTGGTTCTTCTAAGCTCTACTTGAACGCACAGCCTATCACTTCAATAACATCAATTAAGATTAATGGTGTAGAAGAAAGTATACAAAACTATGGAGTAACCGATTTCTATATTTATAGAAAAGATGGAACAGAAGTATTTACAAACGGAATTGACAATGTAGAGATAGAGTATAAAGCAGGCTATTCAACCATTCCATCATCTATAAAGTTAACAATCTTAAGGATAGCGTCATTACTACTGCAAGAGTCTAATGGAAATATTGGTTTAACTGGCAAATCATTTACTGACAATTCAAGAACATTTATTAACTACGCTGATTACAAGAAGTATCTAAAGCCATTAGATCAGTTAAAAGTAATAAAGGTTTGATATGGCTGAGTTTATTTCTGTTGAAACCGAAGTAAAAGAAGCATTAGCGGTTTTCAGCGAGATAGAGAATGCTTCACACAAGATACAGAGAAGCATACTGGCAGGATTGGGAAGCAAAGCTGCTTCTATTATTAAAAAGAATTATGCAAATAGTTTGAGAAAGAAATCGGGCAATTTGTATAAAGATATGAAGAAAAAAGTAACTACTAGAGGTGATGCAGTTGTAGTGTCAAGCAACGCCTTATCTGAAAATAAAGTTAGGTATGGTTATGTCTTAGCAGCAGGAACAACTATAGAGACAAAAAATGGAAATTACTTAACATTTAAGATTGATGGGAAATGGATTAGAAAAAAGAGTGTAACGATTCCTTCAAGAGATTGGGTTGCAAAACCTGTAGAAACGTTTATTGATAGTTCTGAATATAAAGCCCAAATTGACAATCTTATTGAACGTGAAATTAAAAAGTTAAGAAAGAAAGGTATTATAGAATGAAATTAGAAAACGAAATATTAGAATCATTGAAAGAGTATATAATTTCTAACATAAATAATTC